CCATGGCCTAGCTCCCCAACTGGTGGAGAGCGCGACGGATGTCGTCGCCGGCGCGCGGCAGCGGCGTCGCCCGATGCTGGACGCGCTCGTTGCCCACCTCGATCATGCCGCGGGCCCGAAGATCGGCTCGGTAGCGGCTCTTCGACGAGAAGATGTCGCCAGAGGCCATCGACTGGAACGGCTCGATGGTGTCCGAGATGATCTGCGGGCCGACGCGGACCTCTGGACCGAAATGCCCCTCGCACTCGGTCGGCCACGCGGAGACCTCGTGGAGGTTCCGGCAGCACTTGCAGGTCCGATAGGTGAAACGCGCCAAGGTGCTCTCCTGGTGGCTTCAGGATGAGCGGAGCGCTGGCTTGCTCAGTAGGGCGCGGATTGCGGCGCGCCGATGCCGAACGACTGGGCGAGATTGGCGAGGCCGCCGCCGACTTGGCCGGGCAAGCCCATGATGTTGCGGCCAGCCTGCATCAGGTTGTGGCCGAGGTAGTTCCCACCCGGATTCGCCTGCTGGTAGGCCTGCGCCTTCTGGGCGAACTGAGCCATCTGCTCCGGCGTGAGTTGGGGCGTCGGCTGCGGGCTCTGAGTTGCGCTCAGCGATTGCAGGGCCTGGGCGAGGTAGGGCGATGCGGCCATGGACGACATCATCGGGCGCGGGCTACGTTGCTCAGCGATGAGCGGCGGCAGTGATGCTTGAGGGAGAGATCGGGACCGAGTTCGGGGTCGTCCGCGTGTTCGGGAGGTTCCGCGACTTCTCCAATGACCGCCCGCTGGTTCTGATCCTGCGCGGAGCCTTTCCGGGCCATACGCAGCTCTTCGACTTTCCGGGCCGGCTGACCGGAGCCGACGTGCTCATCGGCGATCTGCCGGGCATGGACGGCGCACCCTGGGTCGAGCCTGTCGACCTGGCGGCGTTCGCGCGCCTCTGGGACGCCGCGATGCGGTCTGGTTTCCCTGGGCGCGCGCATTTGGTCGTCGGTGTGTCGCTAGGGGCTGTGGTGGCGGCGCGGATGGAGAGCCCCGCCGCCCTAGTCGCGGTGGATCCGGCTATGTCGCCGACCGGTATGAAGCCGCTGACGCTGGCGCTGCCCGGCCTTCTTCCGAAGCGCTCGCCCGAAGAGCGACGGTGGGCAACGGTCGTCTTCGCCGAGGGCGCCGACTATCGGGAAGCGCTCATGGCTTGCAGAAAGCCGGGCGTCGTCCTGATCGGCGAGCGCGAATGGAAGGAGGGGCGCCTGCGGAGCCTGGTTTCTCCGAGCGATGCGGTCATGCTTGCCTCGCACCCGACCCTATCGCTGCACCGCGTTGAGCGCGCCGGTCACAACCTGCCGCGAGACGCAGCGGAAGAACTCGCGGCTGCGATTCTAGGTCAGCTGGATAATCTGACCGCCGTTGGCCGAGCCGCTCATGGCCGTCCAGACTAGATGGGTTCCGTTTGGATAGACGACGCCGGGTAGAATGTCGGCGAGGGCGATAGAACCCGCGCTGCTCCCAAACCTAAGGCGGCTCGCCGTCCCGCTCGGCGCCGTGATCGTGCCGCCGGAGGGCGTGGAATCGTTGGCGTAGGTGAGGACACCGGCGCACAGGGCATTTTGCGTGAACCCCGGGATGTCGAGCGATGTCGATGAGCCGGTTTGTGACGACACAACAGAAGCGGTCGAGGCGCTGCGGTAGATCATCAGAACCGCCAAGCCGCCGTTCGCAGTATTGGCCGTGGTCACGTGGCCCGTCGCGATATCGGAGGCGTCCAACTGCTTCGCATAAACGTCGGTCGCCAGCGCGGACCAATTCAGCGTCCCGATCTGCGTCCATCCGCTAGGCGCGACTGCTGCCGCGCCGGAAGTAAACAGGATACCCAGATCCCCGGCCAAGGCGCTCCCGAAGCTCAGCGACTGGGGAAAGCCGTTGGTGACAGCATGATCCTGGCCAATGAACGCCGCTGTCCGCCGGCCGGCCAGCAGCCGCAGGAGAATGCTCACGAGATGACCGAGGCCACCACGGACGCCGTCCACGCCGCGCCGCTGTAGACGAGGCCGATCAGATGCGTGCCGTTGGCGAAGTTGGGCGTCGATCCGCCGGACCACCTCGCCCCGGTGAACGTCGGCTGGGCGTTCGAGCTGGTGGTCAGCTCAAGGATCATCCCCGACCACTTTCCCGCGACCTGCCCGGTCAAGCTGAAGGTCGTGCTCGCAGAGATGGACTTCGACTGGTACTCGGCGACGCTGACGTCGAGCGTCGTCGCGCCTACCGCCAGGGTGTTGCCGGCCACGGCGCCCGAGAAGGTCATGCCGCCGGTGATCGTGGGGCTGGTCGAGGCCGCCGCCCCCAGGTTCGCCCGCGCCGTCGCGGCATTGGCGACCTCCGAGAGGTTGTTGGCCACCTGGAATAGCGCCGATGAGGCGAGCGTGGCGGCCGTACCGAGCCCGAGGTTAGCCCGCGCCGCCGAGGCCGAGGCCAGGTCGGCGAGATTGTTCGCGACCGTCAGATAGGTCGAGCCCAGTGCCGTGATCACCAGGGACTTGAACGTCGCCCAGGTCAGCTTCTTCAGCGGGCCGCCAGTCGGATAGATGGCGAGGAGGTCGGAATCGCCGGCCGTCGTGGCGCTCGTGAGCTGCGAGTAGTCCTTATCGGCCATGGACGCAGTCTCGGGCCCGCGGCTGGTTTCTCAGCGCAGGGCGGCCAATGGCGACCACACCGTACTCGCCTAATGCGGGTAGGCGGTTGACCCGTGCGCCTCGCGGGCGCCTGATGTCCCTTTCACGCACAGCTGAGGGGGCTCATCCGTGCAACATTCGCTTCGTCTTGTCTTCGATCAGGCGCTTGGGGGCATCGCTCCTCACGCCCGGGCCACACTCGCCGCCATCGCTGCTTGCACGATCATGGGAGCGTCTAGTCCGGCCGCAGCCACCGTCTCGCTCCATTTTGAGGCGTTCGACACTGGCCTCGCGGGGCTTGACGGAGGTGCGTTCGACGCCGTCGTTCCGATGATACGCCTCACGGGCGCGGACAACTTCGTGCGGGATTCCGAGCTCCAAAGCTGCACGCTCCAGACGACGCTGGACCTCACGTGCGGCAATCCATTCATCACCTCCATGAGCGTGCAATTCGACGTGTTCGGGCCGCCAGTGGGCGTGATGGCCGGCTTTCTCTACACGTTCGACCTGGGCGCCCTGACGACCCTCGGCACACATGACACCACGGGGCTCTACCATGGGCGCGTCACGGTCTCGGCCGTCGCAAGCGACCCGCCAGGTTTGGGCGCGCCAGAGCCGGGCACGTGGGCGCTCGCGATCACTGGCGTTGCCATCGCTGGGGGCGCCCTGCGGATCAGGCGTAGGTCCCAGCCTGCTTGTTGAGGGTGAGCGCGGCCGTGCCCTTGCCGGCCAGCCCCGAGTTCCACGCCGCGGCCGTGTCGCTCTGGAAGAAGAGCTTGGGCTGGTGTCCCAAGGGGCCGGATCCGTTCGTGGTGTTGATCGCGCTGTAGGCGAACGCCGCGTTGAGGTCCAAGCACTTCTGCGCCGTGCTGATGTCGGGCATCGTGAAGGTGTTGTCGCCCCAATCCACGAACAGGAAGGCGATCTTCCCGTCGTAGAGGTTCACCGGAGAGCCGGCGCTGATCCCCTCTGCGGCGACGGTCATGGTGGCGAACACGGTGCTCGGGTTGAAGACGGCGTTCAGGGCCGGATAGACCGGGGTCCCGGTGAAGGTCTGCCGCACGCCGTTGCGCAGCCACACGATGCGGTCGGTGTTCGTGGCCTGCGTGGTGTCCAGGAGGAAGATGTCCCGGTTGAGGTTCGTCGTCGTCGTCGGGCCTTGGACCTGGCACACGGCGCTTGAGCTGAACTGGAAGCGATCCACCGGGCCCGTAATGCTCATCAGGTGAAGCGTGGACCCGCCGGTGCCGCTGCCGAGGATGCCCTTGTTGAGCGTGGTGCTGTTGCGCTGCCACTCCAGGGCCAGGACCATCCGCTGGCGGTTGGCCTCCGACGCCGGGGCCGCGGAGATGAGGCTGTAGGCGGCGCCGCTGTTGTTGACGAGCGGATAGGCCGTGGAGACCGTGGTGACGGAGAACGGCCACGCCGTCGTGTTCAGCGTGATGTTCTTCGAGATGGCCGTGTTGCCGCTGGACGACGACGTGAGCCGCACGCGGATGGCCTTCCCCCGGAACGCCCCGGTCTGCGCCGTGGAGAGCCACGCCGAGGCGTTCGTGCCTGAGAGGTCGTCCGCCGTCTGGAACTCCAGCCCGGCGTCGGGCGTGATCGTGAAGCTCGCCGGGCCGCCAGCCATGAACGACCAGGCTGAATTGGTCAGCGTCGAGATGGCCACACCGGTCTGCGCGGGGATCACAGCCCAGGTCGGGACCTTGCTGAGGTCGATCGTGCGGTTGACGAAGTCCACCATCCCGTCCGAGCGCGACGCGCCTTTGGCCTGGTAGGGCGACTTCGACAGGTAGTCGGCGACAACGTCGGAAATGGCGGAGTGCGCGGTGTTGGGGCTGGTGAACGCCGAGGAGTACGGGATCGTCACCCCGTTGAGGCCCAACGTCACGTTTGGAATGGACGTGCTGTCCACATTCGCCGAGCCCGTGCCGCCATAGGCTTCGGCGATGTTGCCGCCGACGAAGGTCCCAATGTTGGCGACGTTGGCTCCGACGGTGATCGCCACTGAACTGACGTTGAGCGTGTTGCTCGTGTCCCAGCGCGCGATCGTGTTGCCGTAGATCGGGAGCCACGTGGAGCTGTCCACGTAGATTCCGGCGGTGAGGTCCTGGTTCAGGACGATGTTGCCGACGACGCCGATCGTGCGAGCCCGGAAGTTGTAGGACAGGCCCTCGTTGCGCAGGAAGATCGCCTGCGATCCGCCGCGGGCGTTCCCGTGCCAGTAGGCGTTGCCGTAGATGTCGATCAGGTAGTCCGTCGTGAGGGCGCCGCCCTGTCCGAACACCTGGACAATGGCGTCAGAGTGCGGGTCGCCTGCGTCGCCGGCCTGGGCGAAGGATCGCGTCGTCCGGTTGAAGGTGACCACCAGGTAGGGCGACGTTGTCGTGGTCGCATCCGGCGGCCCGATCGAGTTGCTGTCCTCATAGATCAGCTCGTAGTCATTGCTGTCGATGATGATCCCGACCGTGGAAGCGTTCAGCTTCACGCCGTTGTGCAGCAGCTTGAAGCGGTTGCCCTGCACGGTGATCAGCCCGTTCAGCACCGACGCGCCCTCGGCCCCTTGGGTCAGCCGCTGGATGCCGTAGGGCAAGTAGTCGTAGAGCCGATGCTGGCCGGCCCAAGTGATCACCGTTCCCAGGCCCGTGGAAGAGTAGCCCGAGCCGCCGGCCGTCAGGCTCTTGTTGGTGATCACGCCGCCCGACACGGTCATGGTGCCCGCGGCCGAAGACGCGCCCCCCGTGAACACGAGGTTGTAGGTCCCGTCCGCCATCAGGTCGCCGGTGTTTTGGCGCGATATACTGAGGTCCGTGATCACGCCGCCGGTGACAATGGGCAGGATCGACGCGAGTTCGGGATAGCGGTTGTTCAGCGGGTTGCCGCCGATGTCGGTCGGATCGAAGGGATAGCCCACGGTCCCGCGGTAGTTGCCCGTCACGTCGCAGTTATGGACCGTCAGCGCGCCGACCGTGCCACCCAGCCTCACGCAAGCCGCTGGCGTGGCCGACCACGACGAACTGACCAGCGCCAAGCTCTCCAGCGTGATCGGTGCGTTCGGGAGCGCGCTGTTGACGATGGCAAGCTGGTCCAGCACGGGCTGGCCGGAGATCGGGCGGAAGCGCACGCCGCCGACGGGCTTCACGCCACTGATGAGAGGCGCGGTGTAGGTTCCCGGCATGACACCGACTTCGATCTGGCGGGTCAGGGGCGAGGCTATGACGGCGGCCGTCACCGTGGGCCAGTCGGCGTCGCTGGCGATGATGAAGTCGGGCGCCGGGAACCCGCCGGCGTTGAAGGTCCCCATGCTGGAGAAGTTCGCGGCGCCGTTCGCCACAGCGAGCGCCTGCTGGGCCTGCGGAAGGTTGGCGTACGAAGTCGAGAGCTTCTGGTTGATCCACGCCAGCAGACGCCCGTCAAACGTCCCCGCAGCGACGCCCGCGGCATCGAACAGCGCGTGCCAGTCGCCCTCGTAGGTCAGGGCGGTTCCGGTGACGGCCCGGACGCTGGCTTGCCGGTCGCCCTGCTGCGTCATGGGGCGAGTGTCGGGCGCGAGGGCCGGTTCTCAGCCCCGCGCGCTCACTGGAGCGGGGCGACGGGCGCCGGGACGGCCGCGTGGGCCTGGGCCTCCAGCACGCGCACGGCCTGCTCGCTCTGCTCGACCCTGGAATTGATCACCGCTCGCTGGGTCTCGCCCTGCTGCTTGATCTGCTCGGTCTGCTGGTTCAGGACGGCGACCTGCACCGGCGTCTGGTCCGGTGGCGGCTGGGCGGCCGCCCCGGCCGGCGGTCCCTGGCTCGCCATCTGCACGAGCTTGTCCATCGTGCCGTCGATCACTTCCTCGAGGCGACGGCCGGCCTTGAACTTGCGCGCCCCGAACTTGATCAGCTCGCCCACCAGCGGCGCGAGCACCGGCTGGGCCTGGATCATCGGCCCCCACTGCGAGGCCATGGCCCCAAGCGCTTGCATGAACTGCGCCGTGTCCGCCTTCTCCATCGCATCGTTCGGCTCGATGGTGGAGTCGGTCTCGATGTCGATCCGGAACCGACGGCTGGCGCTGTCTTGCAGAAGCGCCTCGACGTCCTCCCAGGACGGGGACTGCAGCATGAGCTGCACCTGCGGCGGCACTTGCGGCGGCGGGGGGGCCTGCGGCGGCGGCGGCGGCGGCTGCCCCGCGGCCTGGGCCTGCTGCGCAACCGCCGCGTGCTGGGCTTGCGCCTGCATGGCCGCGACCTGGGCCTGTTGCTGCTGAGCGGCGATCTGCTGCTGGACCTGGGCCTTCTCGGCGTTGGTTGGCAGTTGCAGGTTGGTACAGGCCTTCAGCGTCTGGCCGGAGAACTTGCCGGCGATGACCGCGCCCTTGATCCGCAGCACGTCGCGGGCGAACCGCTGCATCTCGATCTGGCGATCCCGCACCCGCATCGATCCGAACGTGGCCTTGATGTTCTGGGCGCCGAAGGTCTCGCCGGGGTCGGACTGGCCGCGCATGATGTCGGAGACGCCGGTGATCTGGTAGACATCTTCGATCAATTGCTGGCGCTGGGCGATCAGCGCGTTCAGTGCCGCCACCACCTGCTCCAGCGGCCACCACTCGATCTTGCCGCGAAGACCGCCCTCTTCCTTCAGGCCCTGCCAGTCCTTCACCGGGATCAGGATGTTGGTGTCGGAGTTGAGCAGGCTGTTGAGGTTGGTCTTGGCGTCGCCGGCATAGAAGCCGCGGACCTTGAGACCGTCCTGGAGTTTGGCGATGCGCCCGGTGAGCGTATCGATCTCCTCGGCCTGGTCCTGATAGAACACATAGTCCGGGACCGGGATCGTGGAGTCGTTCGCCGTCGTGCCGAGCAGCGGGCGCGGGCACGGGAAGAAGTCGGGCAGTCCCAGCGGATCTGGCCGCCGGTCGAGCGGCCTAGACGACCACGACTTGCTAATCCAGCAGACTTCCTTGGTGGCCTTGTCCCAAATCTCGTAGATCGCCGCCTTGTTCAGCATCTTCGCGTCGGCGTCGCGCTGTCCTTGGGCGACCGGGCCCCAGTCCAGCGGGACCAGCTTGCCGATAGCGCCGAAACGGTCGACCAGCTCGTCGCGGCTCAGGTAGACGCGTCTGGCAACCCAGCCGACCTCGTCCCAGGTCCGGGAGACCCCGTAGAGGAAGTCCTCCCAGTTGACGTAGTCGGTGACGCTGTCCTCGAAGGTGACCGGCTGGTACGGCGCACCCTGGAAGATGGCCGCTCCGTCGTCGCCCGTCGTGACCTGATCGGCCGCGTAGGTGTTGCCCTCGTCGTCCTCATAGCCAGCGTCATCGGAATCGCCGTTCGTCGTGACCTGAAGCTGGACCGGCGGCGGCATGACCTCGGGCCCGAACGTCGGGACATAGCGCTCCCACGTCTGGCCGCGGGCGAAGAGCACGAAGTCGAAGCTGCATTGCCGCAGCACGCCATCGAGGTCGTGGACGTCGATGCTGTAGCTGATGGCCCGCTCGACCGCCTCCGAGGCCACGCGCGCAATCGGGTCTGGGTCTTCGAAGCGGCGGAGCACCTCCGGGATCGGCGGCCGCGTGTAGGTCGCCGGCTGGATCGTCTGGGTGTTCGACCAAAGCATGGCGTAGCGCCGGGGCCGGTTGACCTGAGCGGAGGCCTCGTCGTCCTTGTAGCGCTTGGCGATCTTGCGGCAGCGCTCCAGCCACTTGCGTTGGGCCTTCTCGGCCGAGGTGAGTTCGGCGATCCAGCGCCGGGCGTAGGCCGCGTCCTTGCGCGCCTGGTCCGGATCGGGGCTCAGCACGCCCTGCGGCGCGGTGTCTGCGGGCGCGGTATCGGCCATGAGCCGAGAATGGGGGCCTCTCAGCGCTTCTCAGCGCTAGGCCTTAGGCGGCCTTGACCTCTTTTGCCGGGACCGAGACGACCTCGGCCTTGGGGTCGTCAGGCTGGTCATCGGCGGCGACCTCGGCGTCGCCTTCCACGTCGAAGTCTTCACGGGCGCGCAACTCGGCCAGCGTCGCGTCGTCTTCGACGATCACCCGCTTCATGCGCGGGAAGGTCTGGGCGCCGACACGCTCTTCCTGCTCGCCGCCGGTGTACTTCGCGTAAGTGTCCATCATCGCTCTCCCAGGACTTTGTTCGCCTTCGCCACGATCTGGTCGTACTGGCTCTGGCTGAGGCGCCCCGCGTCGAGTTCCTGCTTGGCTCGCGCCTTGGCGTTGGCGGCGTGTTCCCGATCGGGCATCGGGTAAGATCGCTCGGCCGGTAGTCCGAAGACCGCCTTCGCCAGATGATCGCGACGCTTGGCCGTGAGCTCCATGTCGCCATGATCGGCGTCGAGTGGCCGTTCTCAGGCTGGCGCTACACCCGCTCCTGGCGGGGCTGCTGCATCGCCATCATCTCGTCCCAGGTCATCGCCGTCACGCCGCGCGGCTCCTGGTCCTTCGGCTTTTCCGGCTCGACGATAGCGGGATGGGCCATGTCCAGCGCCCGGCCGATGAGCGACGCCACGTCCACGTCGTCGTCGTGCTTGCCGGCGGGGAACCGCACGTACTCGTCGAGCACGGCGTCACCTTCGGGCCCCTCGGGCAAATGCACCGTCCCCATCGCCGCCCGGGCCTGGAACCCGCGCGCGCGCGTCGGCTTGTCGCTGATCGACGGCAGCCATTCTATGCGGCAGCGCGCGTCCCGCTCCTTCATGCGCCGCAGCAGAGCGGGCTCGATCGCCTTCTGGATCACGCCGGCCTCGCCGAACCAGGCGAAGGGATCGTGCGCCTTCATGAGGTCGATCACGCCTTCGATCCAGGCATCCGACGTCGCTTGGGCACGATAGCCGCCGGGCAGCAGCCATAGATCACCCGCCGGATCGACACCCCAGATCCGATGCACCGTGAAGTCGCCGCCATCCTCGGTCACGGCATAGTCGCTAGTCCCATAGAGACGCAGCGCCCTCGGAAGCTGGCCGGGCCCATAGCGGCGTCGAAGGTAGGTTCGCGGCGCCAGACCGTCTTCTGCGATCTCGCCGCCATCGAACCACTCGCGTCGGAAGTAGCTGCCGCTCGGCGGCGCCGGCCGCTGCTGATAGAGGCTGGCCCAAGTCCGCGGGTTGCGCTGGAACGGCCGCCAGTGCTCGTGGCTGAACCATTCGGGCCACAGCGTCTGGCCGATCTCGCGGCCCAGCGGGTCATCGGCGCGGTCGCAGATTGCCGGCAGGCAGACCACGCACCACTTTCGGCCGTCCCGGCCCTCGATCATCCCGCTCTCGCCGTCCCAGTCCTCGGGCAAGATGCGGCCAGCGGGATCGTCCTGGTGCCAGCGGGTCAAGATCATGACCTGGGGGGCGCCTGGCACAAGTCGCGAGCAGAAGTCGTCGATGTAAGCGTCCCAGGTCTTGTTGCGGATCGTCTCGCTCTCGGCTTCCTCTCGGCCCGCGATAGGGTCATCCACGATCCCCAAGCCCGCGCGGTTGCCGGTGAGGCCTGACAGCAGGCCGCCGGCCATGTATTCGCCGCCGGTGCTCAGCGCCCACTCGTCGGCCGCGTGGCTTGCGTCGGAAAGGCCGAGACCAGGGAACAGGTTGGCGAACGCCTTGGAGCGGATCAGCTGCCGGGCCCGCCTACCCTGCTTCCTGGCGATGTTCGAGGCGTAGGAGGCCAGGATTACGTTGCGGCGGGGGTACTTCGCCATGAGCCAGGGGACGAACACGACGTCGGTGTAGGTGCTCTTCGCGCTGCCTGGCGGAAGCAGGAACATGGCATTCGGGATGCGCCCCTCGGCGACGCCTTGGAGCGTGTCGCAGAGCAGCTTGTGGTGGGCGACGAGGCTGTTCAGACGGATCACGCTGAAGCGGTCTTCGTCCTCCGCGTCGCTTAGCGGAACGGTCGGGATGTCGACCATGCACGCGAAGTCCGAGAGCGACGTGCTCGCCAGATGCCGCCGCGCCGCGATGACGTGGTCAGGCGTCGGCTGGAAGCTTGATGCTGGCAAGGGCGTGAAGCTGGTCGGGGGTCAGCGCGGAGACGTCGAGGCTGCCCTTGGTCTCGATGGGGCCGCCGTCCTTGCCGGTGTGTTCCTGGCGTTGGACGTCCCGCCACTCCTCCGGCTTGCGGTTCTTCAGCCAGAAGATCGCAGCCGTCGTGTCGGGTGGGTAGTGCTCGACGAAAGGTACTTGGGTGACCTCGCCAGCCGCGTTCACCGCAATCTTCACCGCGTCATGGCTATAGCCCAGCGCTCGACGATAGAGCGATTGCTCGACGCGTTCGTCGGCTACTTCCTTGCCGACTTTTAGGGACTGACAAAATTCTGGATGATCGTGTTTCCAGCGGTGCAGCGTGCGCTCTTCTACCTCGAAGAACTCAGCCACCTCCCGATCAGTCGCGCCCAACTCTGCGAGCTTCTTGGCCTGGGCGACGAACTCCGGCTTGAACTTGGACGGGCGCCCCATAGGCCTACGGCGCCACCTGCTGGCTTGCGCTCGCCCGGTACTGGTCCCAGAGGGCGTCCTGGCGGGTGCGGAGGTCCGAGAGGTAGGCCTGGGCCTCGTCGGCTCCAGTTAACCGTCCCAGCAACAGCGCAAGCTCATCCAGAGCTGGCGCAGTCATCTCGTGGTAGCGGTCCAGGTAGGTCGTGTGGTCCATGGGCTCTCCTCGCTCAGTGTCCCGCTTCGGCCGGCTCTCTCAGCGGCGAGAGATCGTTCGCGGGCTCCGCACCCATGCCGACGAGCTGCGCGCCCATCTCGCGGAAGGCTTGGCGGCACTCGGCGAACCCCACCTCGGTCAGGCTGTAGCCGTCGTCGCTACGGTCGATCGCCTCAGCCTCCATGACCGAGCGGAGCGAACTGATGGCCTCGTGCAGGGCGCCGCGGTTCATGGGGGCATGTGTGCTGACGGCTCGCGAGATATCCTGCCACGTCATTGGCTGTCCTGCGCCCTGGAACAGCGCCATGAGGACGCGCCCGTACTCGTCACCGACCCCGAACCAGTCGCAGAAAGCTGCGAGCACGATCCGGTTCGCCCGTTTGGCCATGGGCGCTGTGACGGGCTGCGGCATAGCGGCTGGCCTTGAGGCCGCTTCCGGCGTGATCCCGAGCTTGCGGCGCAGGACTTCGGTTCGGGTATCGCGCACGGACCAGCGGTTGGTCTCGGCGGCCGCCAGCACCTGCTCGGCCACCTCCGGCGGCAGGCTCACGACCTCGGCATGATAGCTGAACGCCAGAGCTTCCCGACGTCGGGAAGGTTCGAACGCCCTGGCCACCGAGCCGTAGTTGGCCAGCGTCTGGAAGGCCTTGCCGAACAGCTGGTCTCGGACGGCCTTGGCGCGAGTTCCGTAGTGGGCCTCGCCGAACGCCCACCAGTCGCCCAACCACCACTGCACGCGCTGCTCCATGACCGAGAGCTTTCGGCCGAGGATCTGCCAGTCCTCGATGCGCAGGTCTTCGGGCAATTCGAGCGCGATCTGGGCCTCGATCATCGATCTTGGCGTCACGTCACCGATGCGGCTGTCGAGGACTTCGGCGGCGGGGGACATGGACTTCTCCTATCTCGATGGCGGGCGGCTTCGCGCCCTTTCACAGTGTCAGTTAGGCCGGCGTCGGGTCTTTGCGCTTCGGTCGCTTCCAGGCGAAGGGTTCGGAGTCTTGGAGGTTGGTCATGGAGTCCTCCCGGAGTTGCCTTGCGCGCACCCTTCGGGCGCGTCATCGGCGTCGCTCTCCCGTGGAGGGGCACCCCCGAAAACCTGCCGAAGGGCGCGCCGAGCGCAGTCCTGAGCGCCCCAGTCAGTGGACACGCGCGCAATCGTCCACAGTGCCTCGAACATCGCGGGTGAAGCGGCAAGGAGTCGCGCGTTCGCTTCCCATTCTCGCTGGTCTGTGCAGACCTCGCAGATCCATGGTGCGGCGTAGCCGTTCATCACGTAGCGCCGGGTCGGCGAGAGCCGCCAAGGCCCTTCCGTGAAGCTCAGCCCCTCAGGACGACGCGAAGCGGAGTGCTCTGCTCCCTGGGAAACCTTCTGATCGCTCATTCCGCAGCCTCCTTCCACGATGCCACTCGCAGCCCGGATGAGGGTTTGGGTTCGTTCAGCCGCAGCGCGTAGACTTCTCCGCCTGCCCGGACGCAGTGCTTGATGGCGGCGGCGACGGCTTGCTCGGCCGTGGTGCCCATGGCGAGGCAGCCGGTGACGAAGGGTTCCTCGCAGCCTTCGACGGCCCACGGCCCCTCAACGGGATATTCCCGCAGGGCGTCATCGTAGCGCGACACCGCGCCGCCCTGAGCAACTACTATAGCACCAAAGTCCTTGAAACGTCTGGGCTTTTTGCTATGCTCAAATGCTTCGTCGGCCCAGGCGCGGAACTCGTAGATGTCCGGCTTGGACCCCGCGCAGCCGATGAGCGCGCCGCACCTCGACCGGTAGATCTTGCGCTCCGCGACGGATGAGATGATGCCGCCTCCGAAGGCCGCCGTGTCGGCCGCCATCACGCCGTCTCGGTAGACGATCACGGTCATGGATTGCACTCCACGGTCATCTCAGGACCGCCAGAGACGAGGGAGACGCGGTCTCCGGGGGTGAGGTCGGTCAAAGCTCTGCCTCCATGCTGGTGCGGCCGATTTCGGTGAATCGCCGGCTCTCGCGGCTGAAGTGCATGAAGACCTCGCCCGGAACGCCGATCTGCTCGTGGTAGCGGGACTTCTCGACGACGATCTGCGTCTCGACCGGGTTGGGCCGGTGGACGATGAATCCAAGATCGGCCTTGTTGTACCAAGCCGCCGAGTCCGAGATGTCGTACATG